CACCTTGACCTTCGGGTCTCGATTAGCCCTCGTGATGGGCTCCCTTCCCGGGTCATCGGACGCGGGTACTGTGCCGAACAGTACGTTGCCACCGTGACGGATGAGCGTAGGCTGCTCATTACTGCAATCGAGTCGCTGCCTAGACTCGTCACTCCTACTTGGATGTGGGCCAAGAGGAGCGAAAGCGCTCCCACATTCTGATTGGAGGCTCCTGTGAAGCAGGAAGCGCGGGCCGGGATCGATTATCTCGGTAAGTACCGCTGCAACGCGCGTCAGCGCGCTGCGCTCCGAGGTCTGAGTCAGGAAGTTACTGATGTGGCTGTCGACAGACTGCTCGACAATCTCATTCAGAAACGGTATCCTGGCGTGCTAGAAGCGCGGAGGGACAACAGAAGTGTCACCTCGAATCAATGGGCACAAGAAGGGCTTTGGCGGTACGCATGCCCTATTCACAGAGCCCATCTCCGCGGTTCCGCCACCTCAGAGGGTGCACGAGCAGGACTCTGCTCATGCCGGCAAAGAACAAGCCAAGGAGGAGACCAAGGCAAAGTTCTACAGCCCGACCGCTCGGAAAGTTTCCGAGAGCACCTCAGCACTGACAGACAGGGAACTAGCTCTGGCAGCACTAGCCAAAGCGACAGGGGAACTCCCAGTCGAACTCAGTCACTTCGCAGTGATAATGGAGCACAGCGGAGTCCGTGGTCCTCATTGGGCTACAAACACGCCGTCGCTGCTTCGCTCAGTACAGCGGGTTCAAGCCAGAGAAGGCGAACGCCTCTCAGCGTGGATGAAGTGGTTCGGTTCCACATCCATAGCGGCAATTATGCTGGCGCCCCTTACTTCACTCGGAATCGAGATGCTCTACCCAGGGCTCTTCAAGACGTGGACGCAATCACAACTGGTGCAAAGGGTTTTCAACCCTATGTCGCTGGTCGTCGCGTTCAGTCTGGGCCTGCTGGTCCAAAAACTCGGCTCGTATGGATGGCGTCGCTTCCTACGACTATTGTGGGTACACGCTTCTCTAAACCGGTCAGTCAAGGCCTGGCGGGAAACCGACCCTTCGTATGGGGACTCAGGAATGTCGACAAGGGCGCAATCATCTCAGAGCTCACGTCGAGATTCAGGTACGTTTACTCCCTAGACTACTCGGGGTTTGATAGCTCCGTCCCGTCTAGAATGATAGATGACGCATTTGGCATCTGTCGCACGCACCTCGAGCTCACAAACGACGAAAGTGACCTGTGGAAGCGGTACATCAGCGACTTCATCCACTCGCGGATTATTCTGCCAACAGCAGATGTCTATCAGACTCACAGAGGCGTGCCATCCGGAAGTGCTTTCACTAGCATAATCGGTAGCATTGTGAATCTGATCCTGACCAATTACATATGGATCAGGACGACGGGAAACGCTCCCCGAGAAGACAGAGTGTTAATATTGGGAGACGATGTCGTAGTGGCAACCGACTCGTACGTCCCTCTGAGCGAACTTGCAAGCGCTGCAAGTGAGCTTGGTTTCACTCTTAGTCCCGAAAAGTCATCGGTTGTGGACACCCACAAACCAATGCATGGCCCCTATGACAACAGGGTCCATTTCCTCGGACACTACTGGGTAAACGGAGTGCCACGGCGCCCAGTCTTCGAGATCCTGCAAAGGATGGCGTACCCTGAACGCCATGCTCGAAGGACGAAGAACGAGTCGATCATCCGCATGATATCATATCTTGCGGACTGTAGAGAAAGTTGGGGAGTGTTACTTAGCCTCAACCCTCAACAGAACATCATCGTAGCGGTGATGGATTATCTCGATCAAGTCAGTGATGAAGATGTAGAAGTGCTGGTGTCAGACCTACCTGGACGACTGAGGTATCAGATCGCTGTAGAGGGAGACATGGAAGCCAAAGATGCTCTGAGAAGAGGACTCACCATCGCAGTGGCTG